ATGGACTTAAAGCAATATTATGATCGTTACTTCAATTCTCCAATAGAGTACGTATTCGTACACAGGGATGGTAAACAGATGTCATATGAATCATGTAAGGGAGTATTTAAGAAGTTGAAGGAGGTCATGGGCTTTAGGGACGTGCGACTTTCTGCCCATACATTTAGGCATACTTTTGCACACAGATATATTATATCTGGAGGAGACGTCTTCTCACTACAAAAAATTCTTCGCCATTCTTCACTTTCGATGACAGAAAAGTACTTAGCCCTTTGGGGAACTGCACTCTATGAACAGAATAATAAGTTTAATCCACTAAACAACATGGATATATAAAAAATAAGGAGGGCTAAATTTAGTCCTCCTATTATTATTTAACTCAAACTCAGTCCTTTTCATGGACTCGCATACTTGTTCTAGATCCATTTTCCTTGGCTTCGTGATTGGGGATACGTAAACAGTTGGCAAGATAATAATATGGTATAATATGTGGGATAAATTGTTATATAAAATAAAAATCTGGAGAATTATGACGAAAATAGAGTTAGAGCAAATTTAGGAACGATAGGGAGATATTTTATGTCAAATATCGGATTTGGAGTTAGTGATGATTATCTGAGTGAATTTCAAAAACACTCAATGGAAGGCTATATCACGTCGTACATTTTAGGGATAGACTTTTTCGATGAGGAAGAAGTAATAGGTGTTATTAGTATAATTTTTGATGTAATAGGGTATGGAGTAGAAGGTTTCGATGGAGGTATTGATATTTCATATCAGGTTATGTATTTTAAAGACCCATTAAACAAAGAAGATTTTCTAGATGATAATGAGGCTTTCATTTATATTTTCTCAAACTATGGAAATGACATAATGACTGTAGTTGACTTAGCTTATGATGCTTTAGAGGATTTTTATACGAAAGGCACTCCATTGAGTCAATTTGCGAAGCATTTCAATTAAATTTGTTTAGTAATCTATAGTAAGAAAAAGGTGTAACTATGACAGAACAACTTGATGTAATAATTGATCCAAGAAAAGAATCATATTGCTTCACATTTTAAATAATACTCACATGTTATTGTTATGCTGTTTAAAGATTAAACTTATAATGAACGGAGTTATACATATGGATATTCATCAAGCGATAACTACACGTATTCATCAACTAGCTGAAGAACGTGATAAGACAGTTACAGAAATTGCGAGAAGAGGAGGCATAAAACAATCAACTATTTCAATGATTATGAATGGACAATCAAAACATCCAAAAGTAAGTACAGTTCATGCTTATAGTAATGGATGTGGAATAACATTAAGCGAGTTCTTTGATAGTCCTTTATTTAAGTATAGCGTAGATGATTTATTAGATAATGAAGAAAAAGAGTTTGATCAAATCGATTCTAATTTTACTAAAAATGAATTAGAAATCATTAAAGGTAGTTTAAATATAAGAAAAAGTGAAATTGATTTACTCCTTTTAAAAATTGAAAGATTATTAGCATAAAGATAGAGAGGGCTAAAATAGCCCACCCATTTAAATATCAAGAAGTGAAGAATGTAATTATTGTTAAGATGTTTGCTAAAATACTAATTACAAATAAGGAAGTTGCTAGAAACTTTTTCATGTATATCACCTCATAAGTTGGTATACTAGTATTATTTGCTAATAAACTCTAAAATATTCCTTAAAATTGAAATTTAATATGTTTACATGTCGAATAATAGATTTTTATTATGATTTACAGAAAGGATTGTTGGAAGATGAGTAATGATACTTTAAAAACAAAATTACAAAACTGTCACGATTCTATTGTTTTTATGAAAGATAAACATGGAAATCAAACAAGAATAGGCGATGAACCATACTACACTCATCCTTTATCGGTAGGTAAAATACTATGTGAAAAAGGGTATGCTAGTGATAGATACTACTTAACAGGATTATTTCATGACTTATTAGAAGATACTGATGCAACAGCAGATGAAATACTTCAATTCGGTGGAGTTCAAGTATTAGAGGCAGTTAAATTATTAACAAAGTCTGAAGGGTATATTATGGATGAGTATATCGAAAATATTAAGAATAATGAAATATCTAAAGTAGTAAAGTTAGCAGATAGACTTCATAATTTACAATGTGCAAAAGTTGCTAGTAATAAGTTTAAAGATAGATACATTAAAGAAACTGAAGAATACTACTTAGATTTAGCTAAAGGTACATCTTTTGAAGATGACATCATTAACGCATTAAATGAATTAAAATCAAAATAAAATGAAGTTATTATTTAAGAGGATTAATATGAATTGTGAAGAGAAGAAACTGTTCAAAAGTGATAGATGATACGATTTAGTTTGATTCTGATTTTAAATAGGAAATGTTAAAAGGCTGAGGTAGAAGTATTTTTCTGACTACCTTCAGCCTGTTTTTGATTAAAAAAGAGGAGTACGAGTGGCAATAGATCAGTTGATCATTTTTTCGCTAAACTTTTCGCTAACTGTAAAGTGTTATCTAATGCTGCAATTAGAAATTCTTTTTCCTCCTCTTTTAATCCACCGATTATCTGTTGTAGTTTGTTATCAAGATAACTTTTATCATTATCATTCAAATCTAAATACCTTTTATCAGTTCTTCCTAATAAAAAATCAGTACTAACTTTAAAATAGTCAGCTATTGCTTCTAACTTATCTGCACCTGGAGTTTGTGTTTTTAAACGATACAAAGTATTTTTCGAATACCCTAAAGAGTTTTCTAAATCATTTACTGAAATTTTTCTATCTTTACAAAGATTTTTTATTCTCTCAAACATTATCATATCAACCATCCTTAAGAGCAAGTCGAAATTATTTAAACTTTTCGCATAAATACTATTGACTATTTCAATGCATATAGTTTAATATTACTGACATAAGCTAATTATTTAGCTAAAGAAGGAGACAAAAAAGACAACCTACAAACACATTCATTTCGTTGCGGAACGGATAAAGTGTGGATTTTACAGGCTTTTAGAAGTCTTATTTAGCTATGTCTATATATTAAACTATTCGCATAAACTTAGTCAACAAAATTAATTGATAATTTAACTCGTTTTGAAAGTATTTAAGGAGGAGTGATAACTTGCTCAGAGCAATAATTCGATATTTTAACTACTTACCTGATACACCAGACGTAGAAATCGTCATCACAGACTACTGGTATCAATTTTTAATGTTGTTAGCTAATTTACTGGCTATAGTGTTAATCATTACTATTTAAAGTGAGAGGAAGAGTGGTAGTAGTATATGCAAATGCTAACAATACTAACAGATTTGCAACGAAATTTTTATTGCAAATGAACTCATACCATCAATCGATTGATGATCAAATTGGTAAATACCAATTATCACACATCATAGATTTAGAGATAGATAAAGCAGGGCAGTCTCTCATTGTAGGCTTTTGTAATAGCGAAGTATTTAGATACAGTAGTACTGGTGCAGTAAATAAAATCAAATAACACGCGAAAAAGGGGATATTAAAATGTCGAATCAAAGAAATTATGTAAAAATGAATTTGGAATTTCTAGCTGAAGGTATTAGTCCTACTGAGCTAATGGTCTACTTCAATGACTTCCTAAAAGAAAAAACACAACTTGTATCGCAGTCAGGTCGTACTGCTGACATTGAAATTGTATGGTCAAATATTACAAGCATAGTTCAATTTGATGAAGAAGAAAACGAACGAGAGTTTTTAGATGCAAAGGGAAATCTTCAATTAACTGATTTGGAGTTGGAGGACGCTATCAGTAAAGGATTACTTGGGGAAGCAATGAAGAAGTGATACCTACTTTAAATAGGAAATAAAATTTATTTTGTAATCTGACTAGCTGTTTGACTAGTTTCGTATTATTATTAGGATGTAAGTTAATAAAATAATTAATAGAACAACGAAGAGTATCCTTGCATTTTTATATGCAAGGTAGTAAAGTTAAATTTAACCACTCGAAAGAAAGGAGTAGTATGATAGATTCATAAGTATAAGATTGCTGTGAACACAGTATAGCATGAAGAGGAACGTGCTGTAAATAGTTTTAGGGAATATAATCTACATTATTTTATATTATATTCCCGATATATCCCAATAAAAGGTAAATGGAGAAGGGGGAGGAATTGAGTGAAGAAATTATTTTTTATACTACACTGTCAGCAAGATAGAAACACTATTATAAGAGTGTGAAAGAAAAAAAGAAAAAGATATCCGTCTGCATTTTTGCGTTTAAGCAAAAAGCTAAGCGAGTAAACAACAATGTCTTTTCAATTGTTGTGCGCTAGGCACTTGATCTTTAGAACTTGTTTTTTTATGAATTAAATAAACAGGGTGAAATAGTGTCAGATGATAAAATTCGTACAGAGCTATACAAATGGTTTTATAGTTAAGGTCAATTTGTACGAATTTGAAATAATTAAATCAGGAGGTAATTTGTTGGAGGAAATTAAACTAACTGAAAGGGAAGCTATTCAATTAACAATTGATATAGGTGGATTTAAAGGAGAAGAATTAGAGTCAGCAGTATGGAAGAAGAATGGTTCACTGGATGGTAAACGTGACAAGATGACAGGTGAGTTTAGTAACAGGGGTACTATCAAATTTATACGAAAGTTACAAACACTATACGAATCTGTTGAAGTAGAAGGTAAAGGTAAAAAGCGTACATACATATTGAGTGGTAAACGAGAGCAACAAATTGAGATTGAAGATAATCGTAAATTTAATGGCTATACCAATGAAGATTATATAATATGCAAACATGTCTTTAATTGTCTAGTTAAAATGGATGATTCCAGTATTAAATCGGAATACGAATGGTCTATAACCTGTGATGGATATAATCCGAGAAAATTAAATGCTGAAATGATACGGGTACTTTTTCATGAGTTATATCTGGACGAGGAACATCGATTAATTTACGACGAGTTTAGTGATTATCTCAAATCATATAACAGAGCAATGATAAAGAAGGCTTTTAAATACTTAGAATTTAACAGACACATAATAGTACATAATCATTTCACAGCAATTAAAATTGATGGTGAAAAAATAGAAATAGACGCACATACTTATTCCCAATTCCACACTCTTCAAAAGAAAATACTTGATAGTTGGGGAGTGAATGTTTTCCTATTACGTAAATTAGAAAACAGTGAAAAGTACGCTGGGATGTTTGATGAACTGAATCAGTTTTACGAACGAATGGGAATTAAAATAGCTTACAAAACATATTCAGTAGAATTACTAAATGATAAACGCTTTGACGATATACAATATCAAGATTTTACAGAAGCTTATTTCGTAAAACTGATAAATAATATAACAAATTTAAAGTCTAGAAAAACGAAATACATAACGTTACAAAGTAGCTTCAGAATACATAATTTTTTGAGTATACTCGGTCTTATTATTGATGATAAGCAATTGCAAAAGCTCATAGATGATACAAGACCAGATAAATTTGCGATTTATTTAATCCTCAATGATCGTGATAAGAAGGGTATTAAGATGAGCAAAACCTTTTACAAGGTTAAAGCTGATTATGAGGAATTGGAGTTAATGTTATCGGGTGCGGCGATTACAGAAAAAGAAGAGGTTGTACATAAAGAGCAGTTTGATATAAACACGATGGCAATTGATGATGTTTTTGATTTTGATTCATTATTTTTAAATTAATAAATACATAAAATAGGAAAAGGAAGAGGGAATTTAATTATATGACGAAAAATAATAATCGAGGAATTTATATTCAATCAATTGAAGCAGCACGAATCTGGGAGCATATGAATAGAGGAACAGAATTACAGGGGGAATATAACGGGTTTATACCTTACTCGCTTGAATTAATTAAACTACGTAAAGAAGGCTTGGATGAATTTGTAAAACGTTTGACTCCTATTAAAGATGAAAAAGGTAAAGTGAAACGAAAACTTGAAAATAAATCAACTGCCGAACTTGATAGCCGTACATTAAAAGGTATCAATAAGTTGTATAGTGATGATGTCATTAACATTAAATTTAGTAGTAAAGTTGAAAATATAAATGATGTCGTCAAAAAAATCAATAGTAAGTATAAAGAGCTAATTGCTAAAAAAGTTGCTGAACGAGATAAGCGAATTGAATCGGCTGGATACGATGTACAGTTAGTGAATGTGATTAATAAAAATCATGATGATGAAATTTTGAAAATGAAAAGTAAAAATGAATCACGAATTAAGCAGTTAAAAGATATCGCGGAATTACAATCGAAAGTATGGAATAAATCATTGACACTTGCCCAATTACGGGATGATCTATATGAAAATGGCTTTACAATCAAGAATTATAAAGGTGAAGATGTACATTACATAGTATATAAGCGATCAAGCGCAAAAGCCAGAACTGGAGAATGTTTATTCATCCGAAAAGAGTTAGTTGAAAAGATGGTCGAGTGGTCAAGTATGAATTTATCTATTCCTAAAGATACGAAGATTGATTTAGCTGCATTATCAGCATATGAGGCACTTGTCACATCGTCAATAAAAGATACTATTAAAATTAATCCTAAAAATATCCTATTGATTAACGATGTTGAGAGTGTATTCAAACAAGATGCAAATGTAATTGAAAAGGTGAATAAAGATGGTCGAGAAATCTTGCAATCAAGATTGAAGAAAAATCAGACAATCACAAACAGCCTATTCGATGGTCAAGGCTTACTTGAATCTTCCTATTTTATAGATGAATATAAAAATAAAGGGATGATCCTTACAAGACAGCATTTTTTTAAATCCTGTCTGTTCAATACAAATATCCAAGAATTTATGAAAGATACATATAAGGATGAATATCAGACTGCAACTATCAAAGATATGTTAGGCAATGAAATGTTGGTTAAAAATGTACATTGTATAGTTACACCTTCTTCATTAAAAATATTTAAGTTTAGTGAATTAGTTGGTGGAGACAAGCTGATGTATGAACATTGGCAAAAGATTGTCTCATCAAAAGAGGGAAAATGTCAATTTGGTATTTGTAAAAGTGAATCTAAATCAAAACTAGGGTCGTTTAATGGAATGCCATTGCAGCGAATGAGTTATCAGATGATCAATAGCTTACCTCTAAATCGACATAGTGCAGAGCAATTGAGTAAATTTGAAGTTGAATACATAAATGGTTTAAAAAATAACGATGATGAATTTGTTACTCATCTTGAAAAGAATGCTACATTGACAAATGCTAATAAGATGATGGCTGATTTATATAGACATAATAGTGATTTTGCTAACACAGAGTTTTTCAATGATTTTAAGATTAATGAAATTAGCGAATACGTTAAACATATTAAAAAGGGTAAGTTGCGGATTACAGGAGATTACTGTGTCCTGGTCGGTAATCCATATGAAATGCTTTTGCATAGTGTTAAACCATTTAACGAACATAATTTAGAGTCAAAGACATTACATAAAAATGAAGTTTATACAAAGTTATTCGATGATGATGAGGAATTAGCAGGGTTTCGAAATCCACATACATCGAGCAACAATCTACTTTACAGCACCAATAAACAAAATGATTTAATTGATACATATTTTAATTTTACGAAAAATATCGTGGCAGTTAACGCTATTGGATATCCAATCCAAGACATACTGAGTTCATGTGACTATGACTCGGATACGGCACTATTTACAAACGAAAAAACTATTGTTGACATTGCTAGAGATAACAAAGCTAAAGTTTGCTTGAATGGTGTGGAATCAACGTCAAATACATATGAGTTAACGGATTTAAGTAGAAGTAAGGTCGATAAAGCAATAGCATCAGATGTAATAGGTAGAATTGTAAACGTTGGACAGGCGGCACAGAGTATTATGTACGATGCTAATGATAAAAAAATAGCTGAAAAAATGGAGGAAGTTGTTGAAATCATCTCGGTAGCCAGTACGATTGCGATCGACTTGGCAAAGAAAAGCTATAAGATAGATATTGTAAAAGAATTGGATCGTTTGAATAATATCGTTAAAGATAGTCTAAAACTCAAGAAGAATGAAAGTGCTGAGAAAAAATCATATCCAATGTTTATGTCTTCAAAAAAGAATCGTACATACTATAAAACTGGAATGGATTATGTCTATGGCATCTTTACTATAGCTGAAAAACAAATTCAAGAAGAATTAGGAGAAGAATTTGATATTAAAATCAAACGTGGTAAAGAATTGAAAGTAGATGAAATAATTGATATTTGGGATTTAGTAATGAAATGTGATGAGAATGGGGAAATATTTGAAATTAAGAAAGCGAATGATAAACAGGAACAGGAAATTATTGATTCTGTAAATGATTATAGCTTTACTGTATCTGCTTACCATGCTCAAATGAGTGGAGCGTCTGAAAAAGAAAGAGAGCAATTTGCGAAAGCAATCGTAGAAGAATCACAAGAGTTACAAACTAAAATGAATAAACGAACAATCAAGACTGTAACAATTTTCGCTATTTTATATCATGCTTTTTGTAAGAAATCTATTGAGAAGAATGTAATTAAAGTACTTAATGCAGTTTATCTATCATCACCAAACAAATTCATTAATATTTTTAAGCACAAAAAGTAGAACTTTTTTAATTAGATACCATACAAACATTGATGTGTCAACGTTATTACTAAATTAATAGATAGGTAAATGGAAGGGGTAATGTATTCCTTCCATTCCTCTTTAATAATTCCTTCTTAAAATGGGTTGCTACTATACAGAGTAGCAACCAACCTTTTTTTATAAAGGTAGTAGAGGGATATTTTTTAAACTTAATTTTTAAACGAAATGCATAGAAATAACCATTTTAAATATAACATGTAGAAATATAAATAGCAATGACATAAATAAAGAAGAAAAGTAGGTGGAAATGTAGAAATGACGTTTGAAGAAAGATGCGAATTATATAAGCAAATGCGGCTACGTGGAGTGAGGGCTAAAGAATTAGCCGTCCTCTGCTCCTGTTCCAGTAGTTGGATCAGCCAATGGTTTAATAAGCCAGACGTACAAATTAGTCAAGATATGCAAGACAAGATAGTAACTTATATTAAAAATAAATAACAAGCAAGACAGTAAGGACAATTAGAGGTGAGAGGCTCTAGCAAATTTAAAAAGGTGGAATTTTAATGGTAAGTATTTTTGAGGAAATTATGGAAGGTTTAGATTTAACAGAGCGTAAGACACTTAAGGATTTATCACGGTACGAGTTTGATTTAGCAGAGGGTAGAATTTATGACTTAAAGCAAGAAAAATGGCTTGAACCAAAACCGAATAAACGTAATTATTGCTACGTAAATTTACAAGCTGATGATAAGAGTCGAAAAGTAGCATCAGTGCATAGTTTGATCCTAACTGCCGCGATGGAAGGCTACGATTACCGCAAATTGTTTCGAGGGTTGAATCTGGTATGCGATCATCGTAATTCGTGTCGTAATGACAATCGAATAGAGAATCTTATTATCACCACTCAATCAAAAAATTTAGAAGGGCGCAAAACGAAGCCGAAACGATTATCAGATAATAAGATGCAAGAATTATACAATGATTTTATTTTGATCGATAAGGCAAAGCACGGCAGCAAACATGATACATATTCTTTCTTAGCAGATAGATATGGTTGTAGCAGCCATACAATTCAAATTAAATACTTAGAGTACAAAATGCTCGATAAAATAATACATAATTGATTTACATCTATACATAAAACGTTTTGTGAGAGGGATTTGATAAGCAAGTAAAACTTTAATACATACATAACCATTGAGGGATGCGTTAAATCGTGTCTCTCTTTTAATAAAATTTTGTGGAATACGTTTCCTCTTTTGTGATACGATTGTTAGTAGAGGAGATGGTCTAAAAATGTTTAATCGAATTGTAATTAAATATGAACATGGTGAGATAGAGTATGAAGAAAATTTTACATTAAGCCAATATCAAGATTCCGTCGATTTAGATGTTGAATATAAAGGCGATATTTATAGATGGTTTGATAAGGCTCTTAGAGATCAAATTTACTTGATTTCTATCGTAGCATATCGAGAAGATGATTCTTCAAAGGGATTGAGATGCAGGTTGATAAAGGGAATTCGAAATACCATTATTACTTTAGTGTAACTCTTATATTTATATCCAAATTGTTTGTATTCATTTATTATAATTAATAGCAAGGGGAGATAATTGGAATGAATGATAAATTTGTGCAAAGAAAAAGTTTACGAAAAAAATTATTACTAGAACTTTATAATCACTATTTTGAGGATACTGGAAAACCATTTATAGTGAAATCAGAAGTTGTAAAGGATTCAGAAATCAAATTAGCTTATGAATATCTAGCTGGAAAAAAATTCATTTCTATTAATCATAAAGGGAATTATTCAATTTTAACAATTACTCCTTACGGAATAGACGCTATCGAAAATTAGGGAACTTACATATAAGAGTCACATCTAACATGGTGTGGCTTTTTATTATGTCTAATGACATTTGCTTCCTATTCACTTACAATTGTAGGTAGATAGGGAGTGTAGAGTATGTCTAGTGAAAAGAAACTATTTAAAGAATGGATTAAGGAAAATGAAAATAAGTGGATTATTGTAGGAATAATTACTATATGTTTTGCTATGTTAATGCCGATAGCAATTTTCTTTATATCAAAATCAAGTTTATCATCTGAGTCATTTGCGAAACTAGGAACCGTCGGCGATTTTTTAGGTGGTTCAACAGTAGGAATTTTATCTTTAGCCAGTATGTTCTTTTTAATCTCTACTATTGTAATGCAAAGAAAGGAATTAGGGTTGCAGCGAGAAGAACTTCAAATGACAAGAGATGAATTAGCTAAAGCAAATGAACAATATAAATTAACTAATGATACTATGCTGAAACAACAATTTGAGACCACATTTTTTAATATGATTAATATGCATAATAATTTAGTTGATGGGTTAACTTTGTTTGGTGAAGATGTAAATGGTAGAGAAACTATTGTAAAATATTATAATGAAATCAATTCATATTTTTATATTGAAAAATTTGAACATTTTATAGATAATTTGCTTTTTGATTTTGATGATGAAGATAATTTAGTTGTATTACATAAATTAATCTGTGATTTCCATAAACGTGGGCATAGGTATGAATATACTGATTTTGAAAAATTCTCTGATAGGCTAAAAATGATAGATCACAGTGGTGGTTGGAGAATTGAGAATTCATATATAAAATTATTGGGTTTAGAACCATCATTCCATTTGCGAAGAAGAGTTGAAAGATCTTACAGAAGTAATCAATTTGCTAATATGCTAAGAGATGCATTCTTTAATAATGAAGAAATACAGAAAAGTGCTTTTAGTTATATTGACTCGCAAAAACATTATCCGTTATCAAATTATAAAAAGAGCATTAAAACAATTATAAGATTTGTAGATGAGTCTAAATTTACAATGGGGATAAAAGAAAAGTATTTAGATATTTTCTTTTCGCAATTTACAATTCATGAATTAACTGTTTTGAAATATTTTGCAGAATTGGATGATGGACGCGAATTAAAAGAGTACTTTTTAAAGTATAACAATTTAAATACTAAAGATAGTTTAAGAGATTCTATTTTAAGTCATTCATTTATTTGAATGACTTTTTTATTATGTCTAAAAGAAGATTATATCATTGTTAATAAAGGAGAAGATAAATATGGGATTACTAGAAGTATTATTTGTAATATTGTTAGGACTTAAATTAGTAGGGTTAATAACTATTGGATGGTTCTTTGTATTTTTACCTTTGATTATATCATTTGGCATCTATATGACCTTTGGTATTCTTGCAGTAATTGCAGGTAAAAAAGCACACAAAGAGTTTAAGAAGTGGTAAGAGAACATACAGCAGAAGCTAAGCGATTCTACAATAGTGCAAAGTGGAAGAGAGCACGAAAGAATTACATAGAACGTCCAGAGGTTGCAGGATTATGTGAGCATTGTTTAAAGCAAGGTAGATATGAACCAGGATTGATCCTTGACAATATTGTCGAGATTAACAGCGATAACATTAATGATACTAATATTACATTGAATCCTGATAACTTTCAGCTCCTTTGTTTATTTCATCATAATCGCAAGACGTTTAGTAAAACAGATAAAAACTCAACGCAAGAGGGATATGGATTTAATAGTAAAGGTGAGTATGTTCCTTTGAGTGAGATAGATTAAATAAGAATAATAGGGGAGAATACACGTATGCCTAAATACATTTGTAGACATAACTATGAACCTAACAAGACACGTACGGTCATTGCAGACTATATAATGCACGATAACACACACTACTATTTTAAAGACACTGCAGGTACAGTAGACATACTAAGTATGAGTGAGTGGACTATTACACAGGCACTGGTAGATATTAATCGTACAACTATTAAACCTTATGCTATTCATAATATTGAAGGTAACAATACATTTATTATCAATGCAAGAAAACATATTGTTAAAGGTGAGCAGATAGTATTGTACGGTGACAATGGTGTTAGGTTTGATTATGATTTAAAGTTATTTAAAGTTTATAAGATTGATGAAGAGATAGAGGCAGACACTACAACGTGCTCAGACTGAGTGATGAAGCTATTGAATATGAAGTTGACAACGAACCGAATTGATTTTAAGTTTTCGATTATCTAAAAGAGTGTGAAGGGTATGGAATAGTTCCGTATCCTTTTCTTTATTTCTTTTAAATAAAAATAAAATTTAAAATAATTTAAATTAAAAAATAAAAGTTAGATAAAAGTTTGTTAGTAAATAATTTTAAAAAAATAAAAATAAAATTAAAAAATTGGAAGATGGAATTAGGAAAAGAAAATCCCCCCTGTTTAGAAATTAAAAATAGGTTGACTAGAGACCGATGAGAGTCTTTTCTGTGCAACGCAGGTCATATTTTTAGACCCCTCCCAATTTTTAGATAAGAATAGTCAAACGTAAGCCGGATTACACGAAAGGAGACGATAACATTGGCTACCAAAAAAGATAAGACCAAAGTAGAACGTATTACAGCAGAAAAAAATAGACTGAAGCGGATTTTGAAGAATGCAGAAGTTGATGATAACAAATTAAAAGCAGTTGAAGGTTTAATTGAACGTGCGGCATTCTTAAAAATCCAGTGTGAGGAATTCGAACTCGATTTACTTGAGAATGGATATACTGAAATGTTCACTCAATCAAAAGATGTAGAAGGTTATGAGAGAGAACGTCCTACAGCAAGACTTTACGCTACAACTGTAAAAGATTTCAAGACAACTATGAAGCAAATTGTTGAGGTTCTTGGTACAAAAGCCAATGTTATTAAAGATGATGGCTTCGATGAATGGAATAAGGGTTGATGATTTATGGTAAGGAAGAAAAATACAGTTAAACTTATTCGATATCCATTAGATCACAATCCAGTTATTGATTATTACAATAAGATTGTATCAGGTGAGATATTAGTAAGTCATAAAGTTAGGGAGACTTATAAAGAATTAGTACGTAAAATTCATGATCCTAAATGTCGTTATAAATATGATGCTAAAAAGGCAAATAAAGCAATTGAATTTGTTGAGAATTTTTGTAAACATTCAAAAGGCGAATGGTCTGGTAAACCTATTTTCTTAGAATTATGGCAAAAAGCATTATTAGCAGCCACATTTGGGATGGTAAGTAAAGAAACAGATTACAGGATGATTTTTGAGTTAGTTTTGGTCATCCCACGTAAGGCTGGAAAATCGACTCTAGGATCAGCTATCGCAAATTATATGTTAATCGCCGATAATGAAGGTGGTTCAGAAGTTTATGCTATCGCTACAAAAAAGGATCAAGCAAAACGTGTATGGGATGAATCTGTCAAGATGATTAAGAAATCACCAGTATTATCTGAACGTTTGGAGTGCCGTATTGGTGAAATTCGTTATCCAATGGGTGAAGCAACCTATAAACCTTTAGCAAGTGACTCAAATAGTTTAGATGGTTTGAATACACATGGTAGTTTTATGGACGAGATTCACGCTTGGAAGGATAAAAACCTTTATGATGTAATCGTAGATTCAATGTCAACACGTAAACAACCTTTAAACTTTATTATGACAACAGCAGGTTATGTCCGTAATGGTATTTATGATCTAAAGTATAAAGAATGTGAAGATATAATTAATGGATATTCAGATGGTTCTTATGTAGATGATTCAGTACTACCAATCATTTACGAATTAGATGACATGGAAGAAATACATAATGAAGAAATGTGGTACAAAGCAAATCCAACGTTAGGAACTGTAAAAAGTTTAGATTTTATCAGAAAACAATATAACAAGCCATACAGAATCCTATTAACATGCCAAACCTATTAACAAAGGATTTTAATATTCGGCATTCAGGTAATGTAGCATGGTTAACTTACGAACAGGTTAATAATACAGCTACATTCGATATTACTAAACTTAAACCATCATACGGAATCGGTGGAGCGACTTATCACGTACAACTGACTTAACAGCGGCTTGCTTTTTATTTATGATTCCTGATGATGATACGATTTACGTTGAACATATGTACTGGTTACCAGAAGATGGATTAGATGAACGTATTAAAGAGGATAACATGCCTTATGATATGTTTGTACAACAAGGTTATATGAGATTGTGCGAAGGTAATATAATCAATCCAGAAGATATAACAAAGTGGTTTAAAGAGGTTCAAGACAAGTATGGATGTCATATGTATTACATTGGTTATGACCGTTATGAGTCTTCTCAGTGGATAGTTAATATGCAAAGAGAATTTGGACGCTCAACAATGATTCCAATAGCACAAGGAGCGCAAACATTAAGTATTCCTATGTATAATCTTGGAGCATTACTTAAGAAGAAGAAGATTAATTACAATAACAATCCATTAACTAAATGGTGCATCCATAATACGCATGCTAAAGTTGACGATAATGACAACATTAAGCCTATTAAAGGTGAAAATAAATCAAAACGTATTGACGGTTTAGCAGCCTTATTAGATGCGTTTACAGTATTAGAGAATAATAGAAATGAGTATGAAAGTCGTGTTAGATAGTTTAGAAAGTAGGTGATAATTTGAATTTATTTGGCTTTGGTAAGAGCAAACAAAACAATACATTAACAAGAGGTCAGAAAGTAAAAATGATTACTTCTGATGGCGATGATTCTTATTTTAATTGGGATGGAAATGTTTATGAAAATGACATTATTCGTTCCGTAATTCGTGCTAAAGCAAAAGCTGTGGCAAAAACAACAGCAGAACATGTTCGTAAATCAGGTGACAATCTTTCAGTCAATCCAGATTTCTATATAAAGATGTTGTTAAAACGTCCTAATCCAATTATGGGTATGCAACAACTCTTAGAAAAGACTGTAACTCAATTAGAATTAAACAACAACGCTTATATTTTTATTAATCGTGATGGAAATGGTTGTCCTATAGGATTATATCCTATCATTGCAACAAGTGTACAAGTATTAACAAATGGTTCTGAAACATTCTTACAATTCACAATAAAAAAGAATGGTAAAGTAATTACTTTCAATTATAAAGATGTGATTCATCTACGTCAAGATTTTAATGATAGTGATACATTCGGTTCATCTAATATTAAAGCATTGACTTCTTTAATGTCGGTTGTCAATTCAGTTGATAAAGGTATCGTCAAGGCAATTAAGAATAGTAACGTTGTTCAATGGTTACTAAGTTATGAAGCAAATTTAACACCAGAAGATGTAAAGAAGCAAGTTAAGGAGTTTACAGATTCATTCTTAAGTATTGATTCTGAATATGGTGGAGCTGCAGGTATTGACAACAAGATGAAAGCCGATCGTGTTGAGCCTAAATCATACATGCCTGATAAAGAGTTCCAAAAGGAAAATGCCAGACGTATTTACAACTACTTCGGAATCAATGAGAAGATTATTAACGCTTCATATAATGAAAATGAATGGAATGCCTTTTATGAATCCTCGATTGAACCTATTTTGATTCAATTAACAGAAGAGTTTACATATAAATTATTTTCTCGTAAAGAAATCAGCTATGGTAACGAGATTCGATTCATTTCGAAGAACTTAACATTCGCAAGTATGTCAAGCAAAATTGCATTAGGTGGTTTAGCGGACAGAGCTATTATGAATCCTAACGAAATCAGAGAAATCTTAGGATACGCTCCTCATGAGAATGGTCATGAATTCTTATTGCGTAAAGATACAGCAACAACTACAAGTCAGACCATTGAAGGAGGTGAAAACTAACTTTGAAGACGATTAATGTTAAAGGCGCAATTATAAGCAACGATCAAAAAGAAGCATATAACTGGTATGAATTAGAATCCACATGTCCGAGTGATGTTATGCAACATTTAAATGGTGAAGATGTGAAAGTAATAATTAATAGTGGTGGAGGGTCTGTTATGGCAGGCGCAGAAATCTACACAGCTTTAAAATCATATGCAGGTAAAGTTGTCGTAGAGATTCATTCATTTGCAGGAAGTTCGGCAACTATTATGGCAATGGGTGGAGATGAAGTTCATATTTCACCTGTAGCGCAATTTATGATACATAACGTTTCAATTGGTAATCAAGGTGATTATAATTCAATGGAACATGCAGCAGAAGTATTGAAGAATGCTACAGAAGCATTGGCAAATGCTTACGTTCTTAAAACTGGAATCGCTAAAGAAGAAATCCTAGCAATGATGAATAAAGAAACTTGGTTAAATGCAGACAAAGCAGTTGAATTAGGGTTCGCTGATAAAATTATGTTCCAAGAAGAAAAACAGGAAGCAGTAAATCCTATGTCGTTAGTAGCTTCGTATAATAGTAACACATTACCTCAACAAGCTATTAACAAATTTAATGATATGAAGAATGAGCAAAAATTAAAATCAGAAAAAGCCAAACATATGGCTCAATTAAACTTACTAAAATTAAAGGAGATTCAATAATCTAATGAATAAAGAACAATATTTAGAACAACGCAACGCATTAGTTACAGAAGCGGAAGGTCTTATTAACGAAGGTAAATTCGAAGAGTCTAAAGCTAAACAAGAAGAAGTAAAAGCGTTAGACAACAAATTTGAAACAGTAACAAAAGAATTAGCTAATCTTGCCGCTCTTAAAGAACAAGGTGCAGTAGAATTAGAAAACAAATCTCTAGAAGATTTAACAAACTTACAAGTTATCGAAAAGACAGGAGATATTCAGAACATGAATAAAGATCAAGTATTAGAAAATGCATTTGCGAAAGCAGTTATGGGGCAAGAGTTAACATCGCAAGAAATGCAAAATGTTACTTATGCAGAAGATAACGGAATTATGATTCCAACAACAAATATGAATGAAATCATTGGTCTAGTAGCAGAAGATTATCCATTCTTCGGGGATGCTAAGAAAATGAATGTTCGTGGCTATCTGACAGCAAAGAGACACAAAGCGATTAAATCTGGTGATGCTAAAGGTTATAAAGAGAAAGAAGAAACAGAAGTAGAAGAAAATGACTTTGTAGAAGTTGTAATAAAAGGTGTAGAAGTAGCTAAACTTATTGAAGTTTCATTTAAATTAGAAGCGATGACAGTTCCAGAATTTATGGATTATCTAAAGAAAGAATTAGTAGAGCGAATCGGTGCTGTAGTAGGTACATGGGTATTTACAGGTGATGCTTCTACAGATAAAGAGTTTGAAGGTGTAGTTAAAGTATTAGAGAAATCTGGGCAAACAGTTAAATATCAGGCGAGCGGAGAAGTTTCCTATGAAACATTAACAGGTGCAATGGCTAAGCTTGCTTCACAATTCCAAGCAGGTGCAAGTATCTATGCTAACAACGCAACAATTTGGAATAAACTCGCAAATGTTCTAGACAAAAACGGACGTCCCATCTTTATTCCAGATGCTACTAGCGGTGGTGTAGGTCGTATTTTCGGACTTGTAGTTAAATCAGATGGCGGTGCTCCTGATGGTGTTATTGTAGTTGGTAAACCATCGTCAGGTTATGTAATTAATACAAACAAAGGTTTATCTGTAGATAGTGATAAAAACCTTAAGAAGCGTACAACAGAATTCTTAGGTCATGCAATCATGGACGGTAAAGTAACAGACGAACGTGCATTTGTTGCTATCGTTCCAGAAGCATAACAAATAAACATAAGGAGATGTAGTAATTGAAACATGCAGTTACTAAAGTCTTCTCAGATAAGGGATCAGGCGAGTTATACTTGTCTGATTCTTTTTATCTTTGCGAAGATTATGAACGTATTCAACATTTATCTTCTCTTGGGCTTATTATTCCTAATTCCAACACAGAACAATTGAATAAACAAGTAGAAGTTAAAGAAGAGAAGAAACCACAAACTCGTAAAACTACAAGTTCACGAGCTAAGAAAACGAGTGATGCTTAATGCTTGAAAAGGTAAAGTTTGCATTACGTATTCAAAATAACATGTTCAATGAAGAGGTTCAAGACATCATTGATGCTTGCCTTTTAGATTTAGAATTATCTGGTGTAAATGTTCCAAACAAAACAGAAAACAACAAACTTATTACACGATCAATTATCCTTTATGCTAAATCAGAATTTGGGTTAGCTAATGCAGATAGTGAGAAGTATAAATTATCATATGAAGCACTAAAAAGACACTTAGCATTAAGTGAGGAATACTCAAAATGATGTACAACGAAGTTATTAAACTGGTTGGATACACAATTACTCAAGATGAACTGTTACAGGAAATCAAAACCGAATATGAACGTGAATTGTTTTGTGAAAAGAAGAGTGTAGGACGATATGAATTCTTTATAGCAGGTCAACAAGGAACAAAGCCACAATACGTATTCATTGTCAGATTAGCAGATTACAACAACGAAGATACTTTAATCTACAACGGTGTGAAATATGCAATCTATCGCTCTTATGATAAAGGTGAATTTATCGAATTATATACTCAGCGTAAAGCAGGAAAAACAATATGACAAGTATTGATAACTTTGCTAAAGAAATCGTTAAAGAATTAGAACGCTTTTCACAATACGTTGCAGAAGAAGTAGAAGCAACAGCTAAACAAGTATCTAAGCAGTCAGTTCAAAGACTTAAAGCTACTTCACCTGTAGGCGATTATGCAGGCGGTGGTAGTTATGCTAAAGGTTGGCGTGTTAAAAAGGTTGGTAATAACTATACAGTTCACAACGCTACTGACCCTCAACTTACACATTTATTAGAAAATGGTCACGTTAATAGAGACGGCTCAAGAACACCTGCTTATCCCCATATAAAGAAAGTTGAGCAAGAAGCAGTTAGAGACTTTGAAAGGGAGTTGAACAAACTATGATTACACTAAAAGAACTACCTACAATCTTGAAAACTATCGGTATTCCAGTAGCGTATTCTCATTTTGTTCACAATGAAAATTCTCCTGCTCCTGCTCCACCTTTTATGGTTTATCTGGAAGAAGATTCAGATAATTTTGGTGCTGATAATAAAGTTTGGAAAAAGGTTTTAACATATCGGGTTGAAGTTTACACAGATAAGAAGGATTTAAAATTAGAACAAAAAATCGAAGATACATTCGATCTACATAGTATCTATTACGATACAGACGAGTTGTTTATTACAGCTCAAGATTTATACCAACGATTTTACATAATTCAAATATTAAAATAGAAATGGAGTTTTTTAAAACTATGAGCAAAAATACAGTTTTATTCGGTCTAACAAACGTTCACTACGCTACTTATGAACGTGAAACAGACGGTTCTTATAAATATGATACACCAGTGCGAGTTGAAGGTGCGGTTTCACTTTCATTAAATCCAGTTGGTGACGAAAATAAATTCCATGCAGATAACGGAGTTTATTTCTCTCGTTTTGCTAACAACGGTTACGAAGGTACACTTAACATTGCAATGATCACTGACAAATTACGTACAGAAGTATTAGGTGAGAAAATGGTAAACGGTGGGTTCTTAGAAGCTTCTGATGCTCGTCCTAAAAATGTCGCACTAATGTTCGAAATTGACGGAGATGCAGAAGCAACGCGCTTTGTATACTACAACTGTTCTATCGCTCGTCCTTCTCAAACAGCTAATACAATTGCTGAGTCGATTGAAATCGAAGGTCAAGAGTTATCATTCACAGCAAAACCACGTCTTAACGATAAAGCTATTCGATGGAATACAGGGGAAGCAACACCAAAAGAGGTATACGCTGATTTCTTTAAAGCTGTTATAGAACCTGCAGATGTACCAAAACCTTAAAAATAGAGAGAGGAATATAATCCGATGGCAGAAACAACAGTAAATATTTATGGAAAAGATGTAACATTCAAAGTCACAGGGCAAACACCTTTAATGTATCGAGCGATGTTTCCAGGTTCCGACTTTTTAAAAGACTTTATGAACTTAGAAAAAAATCAAGCTCAAGGAAAGGCTTTTGAATCAATTGAGTTCTATCAAATGGTTTATTGCTTGGCAAAGAAAGCTGACCAAGAGATTCCAGAAATGAACGTGTGGTTAGATACATTTGAAGATGGTTTCCCAGTTATGGAGATTGTTAATGATGTATTACCACTAATTCAAGCAAATTTTATTTCTAATCAACCTAAAAAAAAGCCAACACGCAGCAAGAAGTAAATGATGATCCGTCAACTAGTATCTATCTATTAATGGCAAAAGAGGCTAAGCTTTCTTTTGATGAAATGGATATGATGTCTATTGGAATGGTTTTAGAACATATCGAATTGTACTTTGAAATGAAACATCCGAAAGATGATAAACCAACAGTTAGAAAAGCAACGCAAGCAGATATTAATGCACTTAAAATTTAAAACTACTAGGGAACGCTCAATAGAGTAGTTCCCTTTTTCTATACATAGAAGATTCATTTGTGATTTTCCGATGGCAAAAATTATAGAAAGGAGCAAATGTATTTAATGGCAGGTAAAGGCATCAAAGGTATCACTTTCGATATCGGTGGAGATACAAGAGGTCTAGATCAAGCGTTACAAAAAGTTGAAAAAGATGCGGTAAAAACTCAGAAGGAATTAAAAGAAGTTGAGAAAGCCGCTAAAATTGATCCCTCTAGTACCGAAATGTATGCACAGAAGCAACAGTTATTACAAAAGCAAGTTTCTAATACAGCAGATAAATTAGATGTATTGAAAAAGGCTCAATCACAAGTAGAAGAACAATTTAAGAACGGTAAAATCGGAGAAGAACAATATAGAGCATTCCAACGTGAATTAACTATGACAGAAGCTTCTCTTAAATCGTATCAAGGTAAAATTGATCAAACTCGTGTAGAACATCATGCATTAGCTGAATCAACTAAGAACATGCAAACGTTCTTTCAAGCTACAGGAACTCAAGTAAATACTTTCGCAGATCTATTAGGTAATAAACTTACAAATGCAATTAAAGAAGGTAAAGCAAACTCACAGCAATTAGAAACAGCATTAGAGAAGATGGGTAAAACTGCATTAGGTGCTTCTATGGACTTTGAGAAGATGAAACATGCTTTATCTAATGTTGACCAAAGAGGTCTTAAAGCAGTACAAAAAGACCTAGGTCAAGTTGCTAAAGAAGCGAATAAAGCAGGCGACGAAGTAAACGGATTTGGTAATAAACTGCAAGCTGTAGCAGGTGCTTTAATGGCAGGTGGCGGTTTAGCTGCTATGATTCATGAAGCATTAGATGTATCTACACTTAATACTAATATTGAAATATCAATGGGTGTTAAAGGTGGGGACGTTGAAGCTGTTCGAGGTTCAATTAATAGTGTAGTAGCTGCAATTGGTGATGAAGAAGCTGCATACGAAGGTGTTCGTAGACAAATGACGTTAAATAAAGATGCGTCACAAGCAACGAATGAAAAGATTATCCAAGGCGCAGGAATGGTATCTCGTGCTTATAAAGAAATCGACTTCAAAGAACTCATTCAAGAAACACATGAAATTGGTAAAGAACTTGGTATCACTCAACAAGATGCATTAGCGTTAACTAACCAACTTTTATCAATTGGTTTTCCGCCAGAACAGCTCGATATTATAAGCGAATATGGAAATCAGTTAGAACGTGCAGGCTTTAATGCAGAAGAAATTCAAGCACTTATGGCGGCAGGTGTTGAAACGGGTACATGGAATATCGACAACCTTTTAGACGGTTTAAAAGAAGGACGTATTCGTGCAACAGAATTTGGAACTGGATTATCTAATGCTCAAAAAGATGCTATTAAAGATGCAGGATTGTCTAAAAAAGCATTCGAAGATTGGGGTAATGCAATTGCTAAAGGTGGCGAAGACGGTAATGCGGCTTTCAGAGAGATGACGCAAGCATTGGACGAAGTTGACGACCAGACAGCAAGAAATGCTCTAGGAGTAGAGATTTTTGGAACGAAATTCGAAGACCAAGGCGACAACATTATTGATACGATTCTTAACATGGAAGACCATTTAAAATCGGCAGGAGATATGCAGAGCAAACTTAACGGTGACGTTGACAAGATGAAAGCCGACCCTGCTTATAGAATGGCAGAAGCTATGAATAATGTTAAACAATCTTTAGCACCAGTTTTAGCAGATATTGCAGAAGTAGTTGCATCTATCGCAGACTGGGTTGCAGAAAATCCTAAGTTAACAGCTACATTAGTTGCAGTAGTTGGAGTTGTAGGAACATTAGTTGGAGCATTTGCGGCTATAATGCCTGCTATTAGTTCTTTTATAGGATTGATAGGAGGAGCAGGTGCAGCAGTTGAAATACTCGGTGGGGCAATAGCGTTACTTTCAGGGCCTGTAGGTTGGGCTATTGCAGCTATTGCGGCTTTAGGTGTAGGTGCATATGCTCTTAATGAACATATGAGTCAATCAGCTTTTGAAGTTGAAGATTGGTCTGATAAAGTTTCAGAAGGTACAGCAAAAGCTGTAGGTAGCTTTATGGATTTAGAAAAAGGAGCTACGGATGCCTTAACACAATTAAAATGGTCTGGTGCAACTTTAACTAGTGAAATGGCTACAGATTTAATTGACAAGAACAATCAAATGACTGAGCAAGTATTAACAGCTATGAGAGAACGTCATGCAAGTCAATTAGAGGAACAAACTAATTACTTCAATGAATCATCTGCATTATCGGCAGAACGTGAAGCTGAGATTTTAGAACAAACAAAGCAACGCAATGCGGAGCAGGAACAAGCTGTATCAGATGGACAAAAACGCATTAATGAAATACTTAAAACTGCATCCGATGAAAAGCGAGCCGTAACGAAAGAAGAGTATGCAGAGATTGATAAAATCAATGCAGATTTACAGACAAATGCAATTAAATATTTATCTGAATCTGAGCGTGACCAAAAGGTTATCTATGAAACTCTTAAACGTAATGCTAGCGAGATTTCAGCACAACAAGCAGCAGATGTTGTAAAGAATTCTAATGAACAGAAAACTAAAACAATTAAAGATGCAGAAGAAACATATAAACAACGTGTTGCTGCAATTACTAAAATGCGTGATGAAGATAAGACGATTTCAAAAGAAGAAGCAGATGCGTTAATCAAAGAAGCAGAACGTTCTAAGAACGATACGATCAAGAATGCTACTTTAATGCACCAAAAAGTTGTTAAGGAAGCTAAAGGTCAAGCTAAAGAACATGTAGATGAAGTTAACTGGGAGACTGGTGAAGTTCTTTCTAAATGGCAACAACTAGGTAATAATATATCCGAAGTTTGGGGAGATATGGTTTCAGGTGCTAAAAAGATGTTCAGCGATATGGGGAAAAACATATCTAAGAGTATTGATGATATGGTTGATTGGGTTGGTGATGGTGTAGATAGTATCTTCAACTTCTTCAAAAATCTTAAACTTCCAGAAATCAAAATCCCAAAGATTAAATTACCGCACTTTAGCGTTAAAGGATCATTTAGTTTAGACCCTCCAAGTATTCCGAGCTTCGGTGTAGATTGGTATGCAAAAGGTGGTCTTATGACTAAGCCTACAGCATTCGGAATGAACGGTAGTAATCTAATGGTCGGTGGAGAAGTTCCGGGGGTTTCTGAAGCCATTTTGCCATTAACTCCACAAGTTTTAGGTGGAATTGGTAAAGGTATTGTGGCTCAAATGTCACAAGGACAACAACAAGTAATCTACATGCAACCTGCACCAATCTTTTTAGATGGTGAAAAGATTGCAGAAGTTACATTTGATTCAATTAACGGTATGCAATACAACCAGACAAATATAAACGCATTATCGAAAGGAGTAAATTTATGATAATTGAACTATCTAACGGCAAAAAGTTAGATATCGCTAATTATAGTTTAAAACGTTTATTCCATCACATCCCTTCTGTTTCAATCTCTCATAATACTGAGCAGGTTGACGGAAGGGATGGTTTATTATTCCTTGAAACAACATTCGACAGTAGAGTTATAACTGTGGAATTACTATATGAATCTTATGATATTTTTGATTACTATTTATTACGTAATGCTATAAACGCTTTATTTACACGTAAAGAATCGTTCTATATCACCTTCAAGAATGAACCATATAAACGTTATCTAGTTAGATTAAACCAAGCATTTGAAGTTGAGCCTAATCAACATATGAACTCATTCACCATTGAGTTTACTTGTGTGAATGTATTTGGTGAATCAGTTGCAACAACAGCATCTAAAAAAGAATGGGATATTGATACTTGGGCTTGGAATGATCAAATTACATGGGATGAAACTTTAACATATTCATTTAATTCTAATTCATTTACTGTCATGAATCTTGGTAATGTAGATATTAATCCTAGACAAAGCGATTTAAATATAGTCTTAAAAGGATCATTTAGTTCATCTGTAACGATTACAAATCAAACTACAGGTGATTTTTATACATACAATGGCTCACTAGGAGCAAACGATACATTGACAATAAAAGGTGTACAATCTTTTAAAAATGAAACAAGTGTATTTAGAAACACAAATAAGAAACTGATTACCTTACAAACTGGAGCAAACAACATTACTATTCACGGTGGTACTGTAAATAACATCTCATTTGATTTCAGATTTTTATATTTATAGAAAGGAGTACATATTTTGACAATTTTATTAAACAATACTGGAAACCCGATTACAAGGGAAGAACGTATAAAAATAAATGAAAACTGGGATAGAATCGTTTCAGGATTAACTAAACTACAATTCCAGATCAACATATTAGCAGGTGGTCAAGAAGTAGATGATATCCTCAAAGCTATTGAAGATGCTATTAAACGTGCAAATGAAGCACAAGTAAAAGCAGATGAAGCAGTAATAAAAGCAAAGGATGCTGTAGTTAAATCAGAAGAGGCGATTGTTAAAGCTAATACCTCTGCACAAAATGCAGATACTAAGGCAAAAGAAGCAGAGAATACGGCTAATGATGCTAAACAAGCAACCCAAGATGCTCTAAATGCACTTGATAAAGTAAATATTAAGATTATTGAAATGAATAAATCTTTAGAGAATTCGAAGGATACTACAGATGCATCAAAGAAAGTAACTCAAGATGCATTAGATACTATCGCTATTGCTCAAACGGAAATTATTAACGCTAAAGACGCAACTCAAAAAGCATTAGATACCACATTAAAAGCAAATAAAGTAGCAGAAGAATTAAAAGGTTATGGCACAGCAGAAGTTTGGAATAACAATAAATCTTACATTAAGAATAATATTGTTACTTTTAATGGTTCTACTTGGCAAACAGTAGTTCCGAATAAGAACTCACAGCCTGATGTAAATAATTTTAATTGGATTCTGTTAGCACAAAGAGGTGTAGACGGTACAGGTTCAGTAGGTTCAGTAAACGGTTTTATGCCTGATGAAAATGGTAATGTAAATATCCCATTAACAGGTGGTACAGTTCGTTCTATTAATAGTGTAAATCCAGATGGAGCAGGAAATGTTACGATTACCGCTGATGATTTAGGTTCACTTTCAGGTAGCCTACTAGAAGATGGTACAGTTTCATTAGAAAAATTAGGACAAGATGTTCAAGATGCTATTAATAATGCAGGTGAAAAAATTGATATTATTGATAATTTAGATTCTGAACGTTCTGATGCAGTGTTATCTGCTAAACAAGGTAATGTTTTAAAAAATAGTACTGATGACATTATACAGACAGTATCAAATTTGGAACAAACTGTTACTAAAAATAATGCAGAAGTTACTGAACATTTGGCAGAATGTAATCAAGTAGCTGTTTTTAATCCAGCTATAGTTCAGTCATTAGCAAGTGGGAATATTACTAATGTAATTTTTGCTTATGGAATTGGCGAGACCGAATTAGCACGTATTAATGACCAAGGGAAATTACAAATAAGAAAGACTGGTACTTATTTAATTATAGTTTCAGCATCTTTTGCTCATAATCCTAACGGAATACGCCTTACTTTACTTGATAATGAAGTTGTTCGCCAAAATGCAACATCATCAAGTGGAACAGCAACTTCACAGCAATTATCAGTTATAAAAAAAATAACCTCAGTCAATACAAATATTAATATTCAGGTATATCAAGATAGCGGTGTTGCAATAGATTTAAGTGCAGCAACAAATGTCAAGGTAGTGAAGGTGGGATGAAGATGATATTAAAGCATGTACATCGAAATAAGATACATCAAGAATTTGTTGATGCAGGGCTTCGTGTCCTAGTTGTAAGTGCGATTAATGACAGTGAGATCGGAGCAGACATTACATTTGCTTCAGGCTCAGATATGGATTTAATACAAGCAATTATTGAAGCTCATGACCCAATGCCTTTACCTGCTCCGTTGACTCAACAAGATTTGGTAAATAATTTAGGTCAACAAGTTGCACAGTTAAAACTACAAATCATGTTAATGCAAGGAAGTGAAAAATGATGCAATTTTGGCAAATCGCTTTTATATACAACTGGGTAAATATAGATCAATTAAGATTAGCTGTTAAGACAAATACTAACCTATTTGGCGAGATTACTCCTATGCAATTTAAAATAATTACCGGACATGAATATTAGTATCTTTAACTTTTGCATTTATGGAAAAGGAAGTGTGTAAAAATGTAATTTTAAAAAATTCTTCTACAATCATCCTTGTTTATATTAAAATGGAAGCTATATGTTTATAGGAGATGGTTTTTTGAAGAAATTATATTATTTAGAAGGAATTAGAGGAATAGCTGCATTTATAGTAGTACTAGCTCATTTTGTCCAGGTCTTTTATATCTCACTTTTTAGTCTAGACCCGACTACTATGCATAGTCGATTTGAAAGCACGATTGCTGCGACGCCATTTAATATTTTTTATAATGGGAATTTTGCCGTTTGTATTTTCTTTGTATTAAGTGGTTATGTTTTAAGTTATAAGTTTTTTGTAAAAAAAGACAAAGAAATTTTAGTTGAAAGCGCAGTTAAACGATATTTCCGTTTAGCCGTACCTGTAATAACATCTTTGTTATTTGCTTATGCAATTTTAAAAATGAATGGTTATTTTTATGGAGATATAGTTTCAACTACAAGATCTACTATGCCTGATTATTATTCAGAAAGTATTTCATTTTTACAAATATTAAAAGAAGGTTTATATGGTGTTTTTATTCAGAGTATCCCATCATTAAACCCTGTTTTATGGACAATGTATTATGAATTATTTGGTTCACTATTGGTATTCTCTTTTCTTGCTCTTTTTGGAAATCTTAAAAATAGAAGCATTGTTTATATAATTTTATTTATTTATTTTTGGAATACTTATTTCCTTGCGTTTATTTTAGGCATGTTATTATGTGATGCAGTAATTGCGATAAATGGGAAATTACCTAAAATATTTAAGAATAAAATAGTAATTACTATTGTAACAATTTTGGGGTTATTTTTAGGTTCGTTTCCTTATGTAAATACATCAAACACTATCTACGAGTTTTTAATAATTAATCCAAATTTAAATATTGATTATTTTATGATGTATCATATTTTTGGAGCTGTTCTTCTTTTAACAGGTGTAATTGGCTCTGATGTACTTCAAAAATTATTGTCTATTAATATATTCCGTTTTTTAGGTAATATATCATTTTCTTTATACCTTGTTCACTTTACTATACTATGCTCTTTCTCAAGTTTTGTATTTAATAAATTTTTATCTGCAGGGTTTTCATATAATTTCAGTTTTATATTAACTTTAATCCCATCATTAATTTTAATTTTTATCTTGTCTTATTTTATGTTTAAATTTGTAGATTCTAAGAGTGTAAGCTTTAGTAAATGGATGTATGATAAATTTTTTAGAAATGAAAAAATTCATTGATGTTAATAGTTCCATATTGTTCAGTAAGCGCTACTCATGTTGGGTAGCGTATTTTTATTAAGGTGGTGATTAAATGATTTATGTTACTAATGGCAATGAAGTAGAAGCATTAGTACAAGTATCTAACTTTGAAATGCAACAGGAAATTAAGGGAGACTTTAATATCTCTCTTGTTTCCCATAATACAGATAGAAATCCTGCACATAGAATATTGCAAGAAGAAAGTGTTATAACTATTGGCGATTTTGACTTTAGAGTTAAACAGTTAAAGGAAACTCATAGAGGTAAACAAGTAGTAGCAGTTAACACATTCTTTGATTTAATAGACACTCGTAAAAATGAAATCTATGGTGGTACTCGTACTTTTAACGAGTTTTTAACATTCGTTTTAGGTGGTACAGCATGGAGATTTACATTTGATAGCGATCTAAATGACCATCGACTAATCGCAAACTTTGGGAACAATAACATAATTGCTTTAATTAATGCTCTATGTCAGGTATATGAATGTGAATATGTAATTTTACCAAACAATCATATTCACTTTGCTAAACAAATTGGCGGAGATTACGACTCTCAGTATCGTTATGGATATAATGTTAAAGCATTATCTAAAAATGTCGATACAACAAAATTAAAGACTTACATAGAAGGTTTTGGTGCTAATAATCTTTGGGTGAGTTATACGTCACCAAATGAACTGAAATTCGGTAAACGTGAAGCTGATCCTATTTATGATGACAGATTTACAAATGGTGATAGTTTAGTAGAGCATATTAAATCTGAATTAGTCGATTATCCAGAAGTTACATTCGAATTAGACTCTATTGAATTGTTAGATAAAGAATTAGGTGAACGAGTATGGCTTATCTATGAACCACTGGATATTGAATTCCAAACACGTGTCCTATCTCAAACTAAACAGTTCATTAATGGCGAATTAAGAACGGTAAAAGTGGTTTTAGGTAATACACTTCCTAAGACAACTACAGATTTTCTAATTTCACAGAAAGTAGAAATTGATGAGAATAAGAAGATTACTCGTTCAAAATTTGAGCAAACAAATGACCGTATTACTATGGAAGTTGAAACTATTGGAGAATCAATAAGTAAGTTAGAACTCACTGATAAAGAGATTAAACTTAGTGTAGATGAAACAAATAAAAGTTTAGCAGAGTTAAAACTTACATCTGAACAATTCCAAGTCACTATTAACAATAAAGTAGATGGAATGAATTCACAATGGACGCAAACATCCAGTAGTTTACAAGGTCAAATCAACAACAATGGAAATGCAATTTCTTCGCTGAGATTAGACATTAATGGTTTTGAAACAAGGGTTAATGGAAGAATTGATGACACTAATAGAAATGTTCAACAAAACTATTCAATGCTTCAACAGACAGATAATTATATAAGAACTGAAGTCGTCAAATATGACGAATACACAGGTCGAGAAATTGCAACTAGAATAAATCAAGATGCTTACTCTTATTCAATTGACGCAGCGAAAATAGAATTTAACGCTGAGACAATTATTGCGAATGGTAGAATTACTGGGGCGACTTCTATAGATGTAATATCAGATATAAATTTAGGATATAAGCTCAAGTTTGCTGATATGACTTACATTGCAGCAGGCAACAACGCTATGACCATTGAAGCATGGAACGGTATTGACTTAGTAGGAAAAACAACAATGAACGGTTTATACATTCGTGCTAACTATTCAGGACACAATGCAAACGCATCACAAGCAGGAAGATTATATGTAGACGATTATAGATATGCATTGTTATATCAAGGATAAATAAAACAATAATATAAAATGAAATGGAGATAAAATATTATGAGATACAATCTAAGATTAAGAACAGGTGAAACATTTAACCTATCAGGCGCAAGTATTGATGCGAATACTTTAGTAGACTTATTAAATAATCAGCAAATACTTTTTATTAACTTTGGTGGTATTGTAATATCTAAACATGTCGTAGAAGGCTTAATTCCGATTATTAGTGAAGAACAAATAGAAGATGTAAAAGAAGAACAATCAGAGCAAACGCAAGCATAAGCTTAGCGTTATTTTTTATGCCTTCCGCAGATAATTGTGGAGGGCTTTTATTGTAAAAAAAGAATCAACAACAGAATAATACTTAATTCGTCATAAACGTATTATAGTAATTCCTATGAAAGTATTTAAAATATGAATAGGAGGGATTACCTATGAATACAATTCGAAATATTACAGAAGTTATGCAAAACTTCACACCTATTACACTAAGTATTGCATTCGTTTTCTACATGTTCAACGCGTTTATTAATGATTTTAATGTAACAAGTATTGAAATGAAAATAATGAAACCGAAAAGGAGATTTTTAATGTTATTCTCTAAATATGGTATAACATCGGCGTTATTTACTGCTATAACAATCTTTTTTAGTTTGGATGATATAAATACTGCATTTAATAAAAATGATTCTGAATTACAAAAAGTTATAGGGTATAATTTATACATATTGGTTATGGGGATAGTATTATTCTTAATTATTTTATTTGTATTTTATTTTACACATTATTTTTTGAAAGCTATAGAGTTTATGATTAGCATTAACTATGATTATTTCATTGAAGATTCTGAGGGAAGTTGGTTAGTATTAAGAAATAATAGCAATAATATTTTAGTTACACAGAAGAAAGATGAGATTAAATTTTTTGAGAATCCATATAACTATAATTACGTAAAAAGGGTAACAAGTGCAGATTGGAAATTGGAGTTATATAAAAAAGACAAAGGTGTAAAATGGACGTATAGAATCTTATTTGGAATAGCGGTAGTTATTCTAATCTTCTCTATTGTTTTAAAGTTTTTTAATATAATAAATGATATTGCATTTTTAATTTCATTATGTTTTTGGATTATTACTGCTGTTGTAGGATTAATTATTTTAAATAGTAAGTTTGATTATGATAAATCAAATGGGCATTCTTCACCATGAGGAGTGCTTTTTATTTTGTAAAAAAACGGAAGGTGAAATCATGGAAGCTTTAGATATGTCATTCATTAATCAAGTAACACAAATATTGGAGTCACAATTTGGATGGGCTATATTATGCTTATTATTAGGTGGATTCATCTTGAAAAAGGTATATCAGAAGAATGAGCTAAACGAAACTAAAATTATCTCATTATATGAAATAAATGAAAAGAAAGCACAAATGCGCGAAGATAAGCTAATGGAACATTTAGAACGTAGTAATGAATCTCAGGAACGTACAGCTAAAAGTTTAGAAGGGATCAATGACTCTAAGGGTAATGCACTATGGAATGCTTACAATACTACAAATGCTAATAAAGTTATCAACTATGCAAAGTCAATTGGTTTTGAAAGTGGACGTGATTGGGGATGGGATGCACCTCACTTGCAATATGAATATAAAGGTTATGGTACGGATACATTTACAGGTATTGTTAACACTCAAAAGAAATATAATCTTGGCTATGATGTACCTAAAGATACATCTAAGGCATTCAGATTACATACAACAGCATTTAAGAATAAAGCAGAGTCAGAGAAAGCAAAAGTTGATTACGTTAAAAATGGTTACTTAGCATATGCTGAGGTATTTGGAAATGATAAAGATGGATATCGTTTACAGTCTGGTAAATACATATCTCAAAAAGACGCTGAGAAAGTAGCTATGCGATTAATTGATGTAGGATTACAAGATTATGTGTCAATCATTGGTAGACCTAATTGATTTTGAGGGAAATTCCCCTAGTAGTGGGGAAAGGTGATTTAATACTAGAACCACTTGTATAACACTAATGCCCATGTACTCAATTAATTTTGAGCTTGGGCATTTTTATTTCCATGTCTAGTTAATTTCATCAACTTGTTTTTTCTTCAATTTTAAACTTAGTTTGAGTTAAACTAATAGGCTCTTTTGCAGGATCATTATCAGTAAATTGCGCAGCAGTCACAGTATACTCTCCAGGCTTTAAATTATCTTCAGATAAATCTAATGAAGATTGCGCTAGCTCTCCAACTTGTTCAGTTGAATAATAAGCCTCATTAATGTAAACAAACGTTTCTAAATTTCCATCAAAGTTTTCATAATCGATACCTACTTGAACAATAGCATCGTCTTTACCAACAAATAATGTAGGCACATTTCCATTGGAGCTATCTCCTGCAGGGGTACTCACTTTTATAGTCGCATTACCGATTGGTGAGGTACTAGGGAATGGATATTTACTTTCTGCAGCTACAGGTTCTTTTTTAGCTTTAGTTTGTTCACTTGCAGGAGCCTCTTCTTTAGATTCAGCTTTTTCTTCACCACTACATGCAGTTAATAACAATGTTGATAAAGCTCCAACATAAAATAATCTTTTCATTTCAAAATCCCCCTCTATATTACCATTTTAGGAAACTTTGATATAAAAGTACATATAAAAGGTAAATGTTCTTTCATTTTTTACTTAATTTATTCATAAGAAAGTATAGATTAGATATTTTTAAATCTATTAGAAAGGATGGAAGAATGAAAAAAGAAATACTAGAGATTTTAGAGAAGGAGGCTATAAAAAGAAATCAAGTCATGAGAAAAGTCAAAATGGATGATGGGACAATCTATTATACATCTGGAGAATTAAATGTTAAAAAATTAGCCAACATAGCTTTAACTTTATTAACAGAAAGTTAGTGAATGAGGGATGTTAATGAGTAAGAAAAAATATCGTGAAACAGAAATTGATAAAGCTGAGTTAACTGACACTGAAAAGGAATTTATTGAAGCATCGTTAAAATTTGCTCCTCCTAATTCAAAAGTAGTTAAAGTTGAAAATGATGGTTACTCATACTTTAGAATTGGAGAATTAAATATAGACAAGGCTGCTAGATTATTTTATGAAATGTTAAAAGAACGGGGAGAAATCTAATAAGAACTCTGAATTTATTTGAGCATATTAAAAGGTGTTATCCGTCTTACCTCGAATAATGTTGTAGAGGTGAAAATAATGGAGGATATGATGTATTGGAAATGTGATTATACTTACGAAGAAAAAGGCGAAGTTAATACTGCTGAATATAAGTCGCCTAACCAATATGAAAATTCAACTAAACTAAATATGGTTGCTAAAAGCTTAGCGAGAGAGATTAAAAATGAAACAGGTCGTACCGTTAAAAGTTTCATTCGATTAGTGGAAATGCCAGTGGTGAGTAAAAAGATATATCAGGTTGGCGACATTAAAGCTAGAAATGGGGTAAGTCGTGGTGAAATTATTTACGATGTGGCTACGACAGAAGAAGAAATAAAAGAAGTAGAGAAAAACAGAGAAAATTTACAGAATCTTATTGTTGATATGGTTTACAAATATTATAAAAAGAATAAGGATTCTTTATAA